TTTCAGGTGCTGGTGTTTGCTCTACAAGGTCTGCCTCTACGGCTGGAGGGCTCTTTGATTCTTCTTCAAACTTAACAAAGTCTTCTGGCTTCATCCCAGTTGCGTTGTCAATTCCAAGCTTTGCAAGTTCTTTATCTAGGATTTGCGCAATCCTCGGAGCTTTTTCGCTAAGTTTAGCATAGCCACTTCCAATACCTTTGCGAGGGAATACAATAATCTTACCTGATTCTTTTGCTTGACGAAGATTTGCAATCTGCTCGTTCATAAGCTTTCGCCATGGGTCGTTTAGCCCTTCAAGGTAATCGTCCCTCAGGTACGTAATCGGACCTTTCGCCTCTCCTCCGCCACGCGTCGGGATACCTAGGATTGTAAATCCTGCCTGCTTAAGTCGGTACGCGGCAAGTGCCTGGCCGGCATTGGACTTATTTGTGCCCTTGGTTGCGTTTCCCTCGTTGGCCCCAAAGACGATGACAATGTCTTCTGGCTTGATCGTGGCGTTTTCCCAATCAATCTTAAGGACATCTTCAAGCTCTGAAAGATACACGATGTCGGAAGCGCCGCCAGAAAGGTTGGACATTTCTCCGGATCGTCGGATTGCGTCCAGCTCCGCTGGTGTCCTGGCTTCAGACGGCTTCTTGTCCCGTGGCTTCCTATCTACACCGCGAGAAAGCTCCGAAAGCACACGCATTTGGTCTGCTTTGGACATGTCGGCGTAGTCGACTGGTAGACCGTTTGCTACTTTCCTCTTAGCCATTGAGTCTCCTGCGGTTTACGTGCTTACTTTGCAAACGCAAATTGGCAAGGCTGTTGTTCCGCGGATTTCCATCCTTGTGATCAACATCCTTGCCTTTGACGGCAGACTTACCTTTGGCCTTCGCTACTGCGCGGCGAGCCTTATTCCTGGACGCCCGGTTCTTAATCTGGTCGTCCTTGGAGTGGTACCTGTCGTACTCTTGCTTATAGTTGCGCGGGTTGGCCGGCAATTACTTGCCCGTCTCGCGCTTTACCTTAACGCCAGTCTTCTTGTAGACTAGGTTCTTGCGGCCGCCAAGCGCGTCAGATACGGCTGCATGCATACCCTTGATGGCCATACCAGGAATGACCATTGGGATCAAGAATGGATTTCTATCCATGTCTGCCTTAACTCGACCCTTCCACACTTGTCGCTCAGCCTTAGGGAGCTGATTGTACGGCGTGTCAGAGATGTAGTCTGGGCGCGGGAACGTTGGTCCGCTAGTTCGTGCTTTCTTTGGGGCTACTCGTCGTCGTGCTACCATTATCGCTTCTTGCCGCCAAAGCGGTTATCTCCGCCAAAGCCTTCGCGGAGTCCGGCAACAACGCCAGCTCCAACCAGGCCGGTAATAGCACCAGCGCCAATGATCGCGCCGATCTGGCCTGCGTCATAACCCTTACCCTTGCCGTCGCCCTTCTTCCGTTCCTTAGGGTGACCGGTTACCTTAACTGGAACTCCGCCGCGGGTGAATCCCGCCATCTTTCGTCCTTTTCCTGCCATTTCTTTCTCCTTTGCCCGTATGGGCATATTTAGCCTTAAACCCCTTCTTGGGGTGGCCGTTCTTAATCTTTGGTTTTTTCCGTCTACGCAAAAGGCTGTCTATATATATGCACTATTTTCGCTGTTTTCTGCAAAAACTTGCATGGATAAGTTTTCTTAACGCTTGGTTTGAGCACGATTATTAAGAAGTCTTATCACAGGGGGGGTTCTGTTGGGAAGGCTGGGTAATCCATTTACTCGGCTTTCCACCTCAAATGCTACGGGAGGAGCCCCCCCCTTTCCAAATTTGCCTCTCGCGCTTCGCTGTCCCAGCCAGCTGCACTCCCAGTTGGCTTTGCCTCCTCCCCCCCATCTTCGAGCAGCGTGTCTGAGGAGTAGCGTGTGTGCTATTCCGCACCTGCTCGGTATCCCCTCTGGGGAGAAAGGAGATCATCGTGTCGCTGAAAAAGCTTCCGATTGATCTTAGCATCGTCAGCTCGGCTGTCGGTGCCGGCGCGGGGACGATCCTCGTGGCTCGGGGCGTCCGCCTCCAAGGTGCTGGTGCTAGTGTTCCAGCAGGTGTGGAGTACAAGGGCAATCCCGCAATCAACGGCTTCCGTGTCAATCGTGATGCGAGCGATGCCGTCCGTTCCGTTACTATCACCACGCAGGTGCGCCGGCCGGGTGTGCTCGCAGATGGTGGCAAGCGTTCCCTGATGTTCCCGAAGTTCACCTTCGGTGCTGATCAGGCTGACGCCGCAATCGCTTCCGCCAAGGCGTGGGAGTTGGTCGACATCGTCGCCAATTTCTCCACCACTTGGAATAGCGAAGCCAAGTATATCCCGCTCAATGTGTTTGAGGCATCGCCTCAGCAGTATCAGCGGGCTCTTGGCACGGACGGTGCCGCGCTGCCTAATGTGGTCTGCGTGCCAGTCAAGAACACTGAGCATTCTTATGCTGCTCAGGTGCTAGATTGGTCTAAGTCTGACGCTGCGGCGTCAGACATCGTGGGTCAGCCAGCTGCCGAGCAGGCAGCAGCAAAGGGTGATCAGCCCTTCTGATCTATCCTAGCCTGTCGGCTAGGTGTACCCGCCAGCCTCACGGCTGGCGGGTACTATCACTCTTAGGAGGTTGCTATGCGTTACTGGGACTTCATCGACTTCGTTATCGTTGCGTTCTATGGGTTTGCTGGCATCGCTGCTGGCATCGCGTTCTATAATGGTCACGAGCTGTTGACTGTCGCCACCGTCGGCTTCGCCGTCGCTGGTTTCGGCGTCACGCTCGCTATGATCCTCAGCGCCATCGACAAGGCGCTGCGCAATCATTACGGACGCTAGCGCGTCCGAGTGCCCCGTCGCCAGCTAACGCTGGCGCCGGGGCGCCCGCCTTCGGCGGGCTTCCCCCCTTTACGGCTGGCCTCACGGCCAGTCGTTAACTGTGCGCAGCCTGCCCTCGTCGCTTCGCTTCGCTCGCTCACTCGGGCTTCGCTTCGCTCAGACGGCTGCGCCCCTACGGGTACTATCATGCCCAACGGGGTCCCCAAATCGCAACTGATGCCCAACGGGCGGCCAATTGATTCAATTGTAATTTTTTTAATTCAATTGAGCAGCAATGGGCGGGGATCGAAGACAGATGTGGGAAGGTGGGGTGATGACTGATAAGGGTGGGGTATGGTGGGAGGCGACTGCAATACCCCTAGCTGGCACCCAATGCGCTGCCTCTTTCACCGCGCCTGTGATCCGCGCTCCTGCGGCTTAGCGTGGTTCCTATGGCAATTGCCGCGAAAGGAGGTAGCAAAATGACTCGTAACAGCAATGACAAGCAAGATATACTTGCCAAATTATCAACTGATGGCATAGCTTTGTCACGCGAATACAGGAAGATCCTTAGAGATCATAATCCTAACATTAAGAACAGATACTGGACATATTACTGCCAATGGGACAAAGATACCCATAAGTACACCGTAGGCATCATCGACCGTGTTACACGAGATTGGATCTATGCTGTAACAAACGATGACTTGCTGGAAGCCAGCTTGCTCTTCAACAATGGCCTTACTAGTATCCTAGATACCTGTAATAGGCATTATACCCTAGCAATAGGGCTAGCAGAGTCAGAGCCAACCCCTAGTGGCGATTGGCAGGAAGGAGCTGTACTATGATGGACGAAGGAGAGGTTATCTCCGTATCAATGCCACTTCTTGATCACGATGCGGCCGAGAAGTTGGTAGAAAGCGGCAAGATTATTTACAGTATGCTCAATTATCTGGCGTTGAATCCTCAAATTACGCTAGAAATCTTTCCAACTCAGGAGAAGTTCGGTCAAATTGCTGAACAAGAGGGCATCAGCATCGCCGAAGTAAGGCAAGAGTTCATTAGGAACCATCGAGCTGCGTTGATTGCCATTGCCTATTGTGGCAAGGTGGTGCTTAACCAAGTGTCCGAACACTTTGACCTAGGTCACACATTTGACCTTACAGCTGACAATATGCTGATGGAACAGTTCGGCAAGGATTACGCAGAGAAAGACAAGCCCGAATTTTTTGACTTAGAGACTGCTCTAAGGGAAGTCGAGGCTATTATGGGTAACGACAAGGAGGCAAACTAAATGGGTTACGATCTGTCAAGCGTAAATAACGATCCCAAAGTAGCAGAAGATTTTGCTAAGAAGTTTAACTATACCTACCTGTTTGACAAGGATACCGGTGCGTATCAGGGTGGCCCTGATGTGTATTTCCGAGCAAACATCTGGGGTATGGCGATTATCCGTGGCTTCATCCTGTGGCTTGTTGCCCGGTATGAGAATGGTGTTGACGAGCCATCGTTCAATGCGCCTCAGTTCACAATGGTAGACAAGATGAGCTACAACGACGGCGAACATGTAACAAAGGAAGAGATCATTGATCTGTTCTTGCTATGCTCAGCTAACTCAAACTTTGAGGTTGATATGAACCTCGGCAAACCAACTGAACGCGACACCTTTGATCAGGTGATTGCCAAGGTACAGCCGCTAGTATTTGAGTATGCCAAAGTGCGCACTGAACAGGACTCATTGATGACCACTAACGAACAGCTAGTTATTGATGCCAATGGCCAGCCACAAGTTGTACAAACAAACAATGAAGAGCAGGTTAATAGTCAAGCTGAGCTCATCAATGAGTTCTTAGAGTACAACAAGTACTGCTATGAGCTCGATGGGTTCCGAGTTTACTAAGATGGCCGGCACTTGCCGGCCACTTGGTCTAGTAGTTTGCCCGTGCGGGGGCAGAAAGGGGTACAGCAAATGAAGGATTGGAAAACCTTTGAGCTTCAAGTCAAGCGCAAAGAAGTTGGTGAAAGATCGGTACGCATTGAGAGGCCAGCTGATATGGCTGGGTATTTCAATATGGTAGCCGAAGAAGAGATGGGAGAATGCTTGTTCATTGCCCACCTAGATGGTCGCAATACCCTGATTGGGTTTGAGAAAATCTACAGTGGCACATCAACAGGTCTCTCCGTTAAGATCGGTGAGGTACTTAGAAGTGTTATTGCGTCCTCTGCAGCTGGCTTTGTTCTGGTTCATAATCATCCATCTGGTGATTCTGAGCCATCAGATGAGGATTATCGATTGACATCAGATGTGCTGAAAGCAGCACGACTGATGGACATTGAGTTCCTTGACCATCTTGTAATTGGTCATGAGAAGTTCAGCAGCTGCCGGTCTGAGAAGCCAGGTATCTGGGAGGCAGCATGAGTAAGCCAGATCCTGCTCTTCAAGAGCAGTATGTTGCTATGCTGGAATGGCATTTGACTGGCAACTTGTATCCACCTGCGTCATCTATTCCACATTATATGGAATTTGCCAGGCAAGCAATCTTGCTTGTCTCTTCTGGCTTGGGGGAACGATCAGTAATCATCAATGTTGACGGCAGGGAAGGCTCTCTGTTCAACAGGAAGACCGATCAACCAGTATCGGCACAAGAAATGGTAGATAAGTGGAGGCTACATGACTTCTGTGGTTCGGAACAGGCTGAAAACAGTGATGCCTCAGAGCCTAGCCAGCTGGGAGATAATTATTATAATTGACGGACAGCGATTCATGTGGCGCGGTGGCCCATACATTGACATTCTAGATGACGATGGCAATGCGCTAGATTGTATCAATGTATGGGATTACCAGAAAGGTAAGTGCCAAATCAATACAGTTGCTCAGCTAATCAGTCGTATCAGAACCTATATTGTATCAATCCAAGGAGGAATCGATGAGCGATGAAAAAATCCAATTGATCCCCGCAAGTGAGTGCCCATCGGGGAGGCACAAAGTCAATATTCGTGTAGTAAGTATGGAGGTGGAGTATAAGCCAATCGGTACAAGTAACATCATTGTCTACGGTAGCTTGGTTGACCTGCCAAAAAAGGTACGGCCAGCTGACTTCAGTGTCAATGATCACGCTGAGATTGTTGAAACCTGCTGCTCAAAGGCAGCAGAAGTAATGAATATGGAGGTAAATCTGTATGAGTAAGTACGATGTTGAGAAGCTATTGTCAGAAGTGAGCCTTGTAAAAGACTCAGTTCGTGGAGCTTTGTTTGATTTGCGCAACGCTGATGTGCCAAATATGGACCAAGTTGCTGAAGCTATTGACAATGTTACTTCGGCTGTTCAAGACCTTCCAGATATGGGCAATTACAGTCTTGAACTGCCGTCTGAAACGGATCTTGTAGAAGCAAACGAGAAGCTTGACGAAATTGAAGAGACACTTGAAACCATGTTGAAGCAAGGTACTGAAGATGCTGACAGGTTGTTCGCAATAAATGCTATTGACATTGTGCGCAATGCTGAGTACATCTCCAATGATGTGTTAGCTCAGTATTTCGCAGAATTTGACAAGCATAGAAGTTACCCAAGATTTAAGCAACAAGAATTCTATGATGCCATCAAGTCATTCATTTACCGGTTAGCACATGTTAACGCAAAAGCAGTTCAAGAAGCAATTTACGCATATCTCAACAATTTGGATACTGTGGAACCACGGATTCCTGTGATCACAGTAACGACTCAATCTGAGATTGAGCGCAGCGAAAGGAATAAGTAAAATGGCAAAGGCAAAGAAGGTTGTTAAAAAGGTAGCTAAGAAGTTCCTTAGTGTACCGCCAAAGATTAGCCAGCTGAAAGATGTGGAGCGTTTGTATTCTACGAAGATTACAGACACTGATTTCAAACGGCTAGTACAGTTTGCTATCCCAGAGCTTGGTAAGCAAATTTCCAAAGCAGGCTTGCGAGGTTACTCAACAACCGTTGAAGCACTTGGCAATCTTTCATCAATCTCAAATGAGTTTGATGATATCGTAAATTATTACGAGTCCAGGGCACTTCTTGCCAAGGAACTGGGCTTCTGCGAGTCCAGCTGGCCTCGTACAGCTGAATGTGGTAGCAATGCTGGAACCGTAGACTTTGACGACCTGTACGAGCGCGACCTTGAAGTCGAAGTTGTTGTCCATGTGCGACGACGATTGAAGACCAAGGACAAGCTGGCACAGTTCGGGATCAAGTGATCGGCACGAGAAGCCGATACTGGCGAGTATCATTGGCAAAGGAGGCGGTGTCAGATGATGACTACCGTTCTCCTTTGCCGCTCGTCAATCGGTTTAGAGAAGTAGCAATGACATCACCAGTGTCTGTGCTGGAAGATAATGCTAATTGGTATGCAAATTACCTCACGCAGATTGAGGAAGCCTCAGAGGAATTCCCAATCTTGCCATCAGTTGCAGTAGCAACTGTTGCGGCATTGTCTCCAGCTATGGCACCAGATGCCGGCCTGTTGGCATATCAGCGTATCTGTGAGCATGTGTTACAGGGAAAGGATCTGCCACCAATCAGGTCGTTTAAGCAAAATGTCAAACTAGCTATTGAGATTGTCAAGCATAGTGACATCAGCTTGCTCAAAGGCCAGAAGGTGCGTGACTTTTACCACGCAATTTACCACAACGGGGCATCAGATCGCGCACCCATTGATCGATGGGCTGCCCGTGAGTTCCCAAAGTATCAAAAAGTAAAAGGCAAATGGCCGGAAGTAGATCTCAACGCAACCGAGTACAAGAAAATGCAAGACCAGTTCCGCAAAGCGGCAGACAAGCTTGGCTTATACCCAGCTGAGCTTCAGTCAATCCTATGGGTACGAAGGAGGAACAATGGCTGAGGAACGAGAATTCTGGCAAGACTTCAAGCGCAAAGAGATGATGAAGACATTGCTAAAGAATGTCAAAACAGTTCGCGATCTGATTGATGGTGATGGCCATTCAATCTACAAGAGCGAGTATCTGATCCAGCAGGGATTCCCTGAGGAAATGATTAAGCGACTTGAAGAGACTTACACATCAGATTTCTCAAGTGCTAAGTCAACCATCTTTGATGGCGATGGCAACCTTGTTGAGTCGCTAACTGGGGTGTATGCGCTTAGACTTCACTACGAAGTAGCGTATTACCTGCTTCTTGAAGCTGGCGTGGACTACAATGACACGCTACTGGGTCGAGGGTTCCAAGCACAGGAACTTGCCCGGGCAATCAAGAAAGAAGTTGGGCTGATTGATGCCTGACACAAGTATTCCAATTAGAAATACCTATTATCTTGGTCATCCTCAACGGTCAAGCACTTATGCCAAATGCGACGAATGTGGTCTGGTGTTCATTCTGGACGATGAAACATCAGCAGCTGAGTGGGCATATGGTCATGATTGCCAGCCCAAGAAGGAAGACTAACTAGACGCCTGTAGCCAGCTGACACACCAGCTGGCTACAGGTATTTTTTTATTGTCGACAAATGAGCGTGCGCGCAACGGGAGCCAGGGGCGGGAGCGCGGGAATATGCCCGACGGGGATTGCCGGCCGTAATGTGCCCGACGGGGGGTGTTCGGTACTATCACATGCCCGAAGGGGGGGCGGCCTAAGCTCCCAGCGCCACGTGGACGAGTCTCCGGCCCACCCACTCCGCCACGGGAGAAACTACCCCGTTCCCGCAACACTCGTATCTGCGAGAGTCTAGCCCCCTTACAGAATCGCCGTAGAGGCCTATTTCCGCCCCGTAGAGCCCTTCTTTTTCATCCACTGAGGGTTGACAGTCCACCCTGGTGGCCACCCCATTAAACGCTCGCATTCCGTTGGCGTCAGTCTCCGTGCCCAGTACGAGCTGTCCTCCGACGGCGTCCTCGGCTGAGATTCGCCACCCTCCGCTTCCTGCGTGGAGATTTGAGATAACACGTCTTGCAGATCTTGAGGCACGTTCACCTTGCGCTTTCTCGTCCGACGCAAGATGCCTGCAGCCGCCTTCGCACTCAAAAAGTACTTCGCCGGCACGGTCTGATCCAAGACTTGCCACAATGAAGACACGACGGCGGCGCTGTGGGACTCCGAAGTTTTGCGCGTCCAGTATGCGCCACGCCACGCCATACCCGAGTTCATCCATTTCACCGATGAGTCTTCCGAAGTCGCGGCCTTTAGAGGAGCTGAGTAGGCCTGGGACGTTTTCCAACACCAGCCAGGAAGGCTTGAATCTTTCCACAAGGTCAAGGAAGGTGAAGGCAAGGACGGATCGCTCTCCGCCAAATCCTCTGCGTGGTCCTGCGATGCTGAGATCTTGGCATGGGAATCCTCCAGAGAAGATGTCCGCATCCCGCCAGCTATTGCTGGTGGACCCGCCTTGATCGTCAGTGGGTCCGCTATGTCGTTGAACTTCGTCGGCTGCATGCTGTAGCGGCTGGGAAAGCTCATGAGCGGCAAGCTTGACGATGTCTCCAAGGTTGGGGACTCCTGGCCAGTTGTTGGCAAGGACTCCGCTTTGGTATCGCTCAATTTCGCTGAAGCTAACTGTCTTGATTCCTGCTCGTTCAAATCCAAGATCCATCCCTCCTACTCCAGAGAAGAATGACGCGTTCGTCAGCTGATTCGCTTTACGGTCACCCATATCTCTCCTCTCTTTAGCTTTCCGGCAAGCGCCACAAAAGCAATTGGCGACAGGTCAATAAACCCGTCGCCTTTCCTACTGCACAGGCAATCCCTAACGATCACCCTGATGCAGCCGCCATTGTAGCACACCTCAACCTTGTACGGTTTGTCGCGCCATTTAAAGCCTGGTACTGCTGCGTACATGTACCGCTCGCCAGTCATGTACGGTGGGCATGTGTTCTTGTAGCCCTGTACGCAGTAGAATCCAGAGCGGCCGCTAGTCGACCCATACCAAGTGGCCCTGACCTTGGTAGCTTCCCCGTGTGTTGGGAAGACCAGGGCCAGGGCCAAGAGGAGGGCTGTCAATTGAGCTTCTCCCGCTTTTGCTCTTGGAATATCTCTCGCTCCGCCTGAGCGAACTCCTTCGGGTAATGCTTCTGCAAGAACGATGTTATCCGATCCATAGCGTTCGTCGCCCCGTCCCTTACTCCATCGTTATACGACTTCTGCATTGCCTTCTGCACTTCCGCAACAAGATGCTCGCACACCCCATCGCATTCGCACTCAACCTCAATCGTTACCTTCGTTTTCTCCTCAAACTCCTCGTACTTCGGTGTCATATCACGCCCCCTTAAACGTTGCCGTCGTCCGGTTGAACATCAACTCGGTCCGACCCGTTGGTCCGTTGCGGTGCTTAGCTATCTTACAATGAACTGTCTCAACTGACACGTCAAGTGATACGTCTGTTGACCTCCACAGCATGAGTACAACGTCGGCGTCCTGCTCAATGGCCCCAGAATCCCTAAGGTCTGAGAGCTTCGGCTCGTTGTTCTCCCTGTACTCCGATGATCGGCTGAGCTGGCTGAGTGCCACCACCGGAATGTCTAGTTCCCGGGCAAGGGCCTTCAGGCCTCGGCTGATCTCGGCGACGTCGTAGACTCGGTTGCTGTCCTTGTTGCCACGGTCTGGCGACATGAGCTGCAAGTAGTCCACGACAACGAGGTCAAGACCGTGCTCTGTCTTGAGCCGCCGGCACTTAGACTTCATGTCACCAGGCGACGCAACTGGGGCATCCTCAACGAAGATCTTGCTCTTCTTGATGCGGTCAGATGCTGCCATGACTTCGGTCAGTGCAGACAAGTCAAGTTGGCCGTGACGGATCTCGTGCAGGCCAATGCCGGAAACAGACGACAGCAGTCTGCTGCCGATCTGCTCCCTGCTCATTTCAAGTGAGAAAATTGCAATGGACTTGGCGTTCTTAAATGCTGCGTTAGCTGCCATAGTTGTAGCCAGTGCTGTCTTGCCGACGCTCGGCCGCGCTGCGACAATGATGAGGTCTCCGCGCTGCCAACCGCCAACGATGCTGTCGATCCCAGAAATGCCAGACGGCACGCCAGACGCACCACCGGCCTGCATGACCGCAAGCCGATCCATGGTCTCAGCCATGACCGAATCCATGTCGGAGAACTTCCCCTTACTACGCACCCTGCTGATGGACGACACGGCCCTCTCCGCCTCTGCCAACGCTTCGTCGGCAGTCTTGGCTAGGCGTGACGCATCAGCAATACGAGCAGCAGCCTGGTGCACATCTCGTCGGATTGCATTGTCAATCACGATGTCAATGTACGACTCAAAGTTGTAGCTCGTTGGCGTCTCTCGGATAAGGTCCGAGATTCCTGCAGCTCCACCAGCTTCCTGAAGCTTGTCGCACTTGGTCAGCTCCTCAGAAAGCGTAACGATATCAATGCTGACGCCAGCTGCCAGCAACACCTTGATCGCATTGAACATGTGCCGGCATTGCATGTCGTCAAAGTCCTGAGCGGTCACGCGCTCAGCTACCTGCGACGCCACCTCACCAGAGATGAGGCAGGCCCCAATCAGCGCCCTCTCGGCCTCCCGATTGGTGCGCGTCATTAAAAGACCTCCTTGGTGTGATACGCCTCTTTAGCAGCTACCAAAACCTCTTGGAGGCTCTCCACCCCGATGTTCTCCTGTCGGCCCTGCTCGTCAATGCTCGCTGCGCATTCGTCGCATAGACCTCGATCAATCTCAAATCCCTCAACGAAACTCATTTCGCACTCGCTGCAGCGATATACCTTGTTGCCGTATGCGTCTTCACTCATCTTCGCTCTCCTCCTCTTTGATGCGCTCCCACATGAAGCAAGGCTTCATCTTTCCGGCATCAATCCTCTTCTTGTACTTCCCACAGATTGGGCAACTGCCGTCATTGACGTAGTCGCCGGCGCCGAGGACCTCCTCAGCTTCTTTCTTCTTTCTCGCCATGTAGTGCCTCCTCTAACGGTATTTCCTTTACCGGACTAGGATACCCAGTCAGTTGGTAGTAGTCAATACCGTGCTTGCGGCAGTACGCTCGCAGGGACATCCCCTGCTCCTTAGCGTCCTCCACAAACAATCTTAGCACATCTTTTTCAACCCGTGTTTTCTTCTCTCTAAAGACCACGTTGCACCACCTTTGAGCAGCCTCGGTAATCCCTGCAGGCGTGGTAAATAGCTCGCGCCCGATCCGTACCCTTGAGCCACCTGTTGATCAGGGCGACGAACAGTTCCGACCACTCAGCTGAGTGGAACCCAGGAGTGGCCACGTGAGCCAGCTCATGGAGCGCGGTGTCGTAATCGTCGTAGAACGTGCATAGCATGATCTTGGGATGGTCCTTATCGGCCTCGCCCAAGGGACACTTTGTGCGGTTCCCGGCATGGTAATGGATCGTGAGCGACGAAACGTAGATACCTTCGGCTACCGCCACCTTACGCATCCACTCAATGAGCGGCTTCCACTGGAGCCGGAGCTCCTTTGGGGCGTTGTTGGTGAAGGTAATCCTAGCGACGCCGCCCTTGCTTTTGGATCCACCCATCGAACACCTCGTCCAATTTCGCAGCGGCACTTAGCCTGTCCAGTACTTCGCTGCCTTCTCCTATTTTATACGTTTTCGTTGCATCTTTCAAGTACCAAGCGCTGGCCTTCCAGCCCTTGTCGCCGAAGTAGATGACGCCTTGGACCTTCCCGTCGGGCCAGATCATCCCCTTCTTACTAAGAAAGTTCATCTTGCAGCTTCTCGTCCAGCTTCTCGTCCAGAGCAGCCCAACTCTTGGGCGGTACGCCGCGGGTCACAAAGGACCACTTCCCTTGGCCAAGGGCAATGAGGATTTTGGCGTAGTTCTGGATGTCGATCAAAGCGTCGTGGACGCTGTCGTCAAACCAGTCCTCAGCTACTACGGCCTTGCCGTCAACGATCTTACCCTGGAGGGCCGTAGCCACACGGGAGCACTTGTCCTCTGCCAGACGTGAGAACACGCCGTAGGGACCGAGTGCCTCAATGTTGCCTGGGCCGTAACCGGCCTGGCGCTCTACCATGATCTCATGTGACTCAGTAGCCAGCTCACTGAAATACTGTGTGAAAGCTTCTGGTACTTCTCGCTTAGCGCTCATCTTCCAACTCCTCTACAATCTTCTCTGCCATCTCTGGAGTGATGAACTGGGTCACAGATATTGTTCTAAGGCCGCATGCCTTGCAGTCCATCACCCTCAACGACTTGTTATTAACGACGACGGCCTTGGCCCTGTTTGGAACGAGACTAGGCTCGCTGCAAACAGGGCACTTGAGACCGTGCTTCATCGCTTCTTATCTACCAGTGCGAACGTCAGCAACGACGCACCTAGTGCCAAGGCCACGTTCGCCGAGACGCCAGCCACAACTCCAAAGACTCCCGCAGCCGGAATAAAAGTGTCTCGGAACCTAGGGTGCGCAACAG